TCAACAAGCCGGTTGGCCCGTGGAGCATGGATCGCAGCAAGGGGGAGAGATTCTCAGCTGCGATTGTAGCATGGAATGGCATTTATGTCAATCGCCATGCCCTCGCGCGTTCAGCCGGCATTGTATTCTACAATGCGGAGAAGTTTATGGCGAAGGAACACTTCAAGATAGACTACGAACAGACAAGTGCTTCGCAAGTGGTTACTGGAAATTGCGATCTCGTCGTACTCCATCGAATTGATGGTTGCCCGGCACCCTTGAAGAAAAAGCGGTTTGAAGCTGCTACAAAGGGGATGAAGGTTGCCCGTTACAGTCCTGCTTTTGATAGCTGGTCTCAGGGAGAGATCGTATCTGTTGATGAACCTGGACATGATGGTTATCAGATCCGGTATACTGCGTCATCCGAACCTGGAGATTGTGGCAGTGTTTTAGTTTGTGACGGAGAGATTGTTGGCCTTCATTTTAGTGAGGGCAATAAGGGGTACAACAACTTGGCTATGCCAGTTACGTATCTCTTGAATCTACCGCCAAAAAACTGATGTTGGGAGATCCAATTTGTAGCAGGTTTTACAATTATGAGGATTATGCTCAGTTGTATGATTTGAAATTTGCACAGACTCGACCTATAGGAATGAAGCATGAGGACTTAAATGAGAAGCTGATGCCGTTACCTGTATTAGGGTTTGTCCCTGCTAGACCAATTGCAAGCTCCCACTTTAGGCAAGCCCCTTGGGCAACTGGAGATGAGCGATGGATACCTAGTGCCATGACCGTTGATGCTTTGATGAAAGGTGTCACAAAGGCCACTGAGCCGCTGGCCCATTACTCAGAAGTTCAAATTAAACGAATGCGTGATATGCTAACGTTAGAGTTAGGTCAGTATTTGTATGGAGAGAATGTCATGTCTGAAGAAGACGCAATTAATCAGATGAAGTGGACATCAAGTCCCGGGTTTCCTGACTATTATGTTGCAAATGACAAGCGTGATGCCATGAAGAAACGTGGTGACATGATTATTGCTGATGTGCGTAAAATCATGAATGGTGCCGATTTATGGGCGCCATTTACGTCTACTCTTAAAGATGAACTTCGACCTCGAGAGAAAGTAGAGCAGCAGAAGACGCGAGTCTTTAATGCGAGTGGTATGCGTCATTTGATACCTGCCACAATGCTCTGTTCAATTATGAATGAGAAGATCATGAATGCATTCCAAAATGGTAAGCACCCTGTGACTCTGGGAATTCAAGTACCTGGGTCACAGTTTGTAACTGTTGTTCTTAAGTGTAAAGACTTAGCACATAGTATGGATGTTTCAGGGTGTGACCAACGTTTTCCGCTTGGCCCCGCTCGTGCAATTCGTGAGTTCCGTAAAGCGTTTCTTCCGACGCGTTTCTGGCCTGTGTTAGACTGGTTATATGATGCTGCATATGGTGGAGACACCATTGCTCTTGGCATCATTTATCGGATGCTTCATAACAAAAGTGGTTGGTTAAATACGGGTATGGATAATAGTTTGATGATGTGGTGTGTCATTTATGATGCCTTTTGTGAGCTATATCCAAATCTCTCATTTAAAGAGTATGTTCGCTTTTATGTTAATGGCGATGACTTAATCTTTTCATATAAGATAGGAATCGACCTGAAGAAAATTGTTGATTATTTAGCGAAATACAATATTACCCTG